GAGCTGGTGGATTTATTGGGTTATAATCAAATAAATCTTGAACCGTAGATATTACAGTTGCAGTACTAGAATCTCTTCCAGGATAATATTGTTTATTAGCAGCACTAATATTAGAACTTGTAATTAAAACATTTGTGTTTTCTACTCTTCCATATAATTGTATAGAACTTCTAAATTGTCTTTGTTCAGGACCAACTTCTGTTAAATCTCTAGGTATTTTATTTATATTATCATTTAATAAAGCTATATGAGAAGTTAAACCTAGTTCTTTTGTTTGATCACTAGGATAAGCAGCCATTATACCAGGCAGATAAACATTATAATATTCTTGCTCAGTTTGTTTAACAACTATTTTATAAGAATACCAACCTAGAGGATTATAATTTACATCGCTAGTATTTCCATTATATAAATTACCAATTATAGGAGAGTTTACTAATACTTTTAATGAGTTACCACGCCAAGTAGATGTATTTGTTGCTGTTGATAAATAAGGTGAATAAAGAGTTGATCCAATATAAGATATATTGTTTATTGTTTTTTCATCTTCATTTTCAGTTAAAATAACACTAGACTATCTACCGTATCTATCAGATAAAACAAAACCTATTTGATAGTTTCTATTTGTTTTAACAGAGCTACTAGGATATTCTACTAAAGACGTATAATCTGATACATTTCCTCCTACGTCAAATATAAATAAAACATTACCTATAGGAACTGTTATATCATTACTAAATGTCATATTAGCTGGACCAGGAACATTAGAAGTTGTGCTAGTTAAAACTGTTCCTTCTGGTATAAATGAACCATAATCATTACAAGTAACTATAGAACCTACAAATAATGGCTCGTCACCAGCTGGTTTACCTATTGTAACACTAATCGATGTTCCAGCAGGAATTGTTGTTGCAGCAGAACTTATATAACTAGCTGTATGTTCATTTAATTCGAAACTAAATTTTTCTGTACATGCAACATTATAATCTATAGACGCTGGTGGATCAATTTTATTTAAAAAATTACCATATATAACTCTATTGCCAGAAATTTCTTGAGCCAAAGCTTTAACTGGAACTTTATCAAAAACTCTAATTAATTCTGATTCAGGTAATGTTTTTGTTGGTTTAGAAGACAAATAACTATATTCAAAAAAGTTAGGATCTCCTATTGTTAAAATAGTATTATCATCTAATTGAGCTATGCTATTAGATAATTTTATAGTACCAGCTATTGGATTACTTGGATCTGTAGGTGTAAACCCAGGACTAGCAACAACCGTGCCATCTGGTATACCTGCTCCTACAACTGTTTCACCAATTTTTATTCCACCTCTTACAGCATCAACAGGTATTGTATCACTTGGAAGAGTTGGATTATTAGTTAAACAAACAGCAGAAGAATTTGTTATTTTATCTATTTTAATAGTTTCTACAACTCTAACCGCTAAAGAGTCAGATTCTTTATATAAAATATCTATTTCTTGTATTTTTAAAGCCTCTTGTAGTGTATAATTTGAAAAAGGTAATGGTATTTTTAAATCAATACTATTAACCTTGTTTTCTACAAAATAAACAACACTTGTTCTATAAGCTTCGCTTTGATCTTCTTTTACAACACCTTGACTTTCGTCAACATACATAAAATAACCATCTTGTTTTGGAATAAAAGCTGTTTGAGTAAAAGGTGAAAATATAGAATAAGTATTATCTTCAAACCTATATCTGTATGCAAATCTTACAAATTTATCTTCTAGAAAATCAGGATCTCCGCCAAAATTTGGATTATAATAAGGATTAGGATTAAATATAAAAGTTTTAGTTGCTTCTGTTAAGGTAATATCTTGATTTAATGTTATCTGAGATGTTGTAGAATTATATGTACTTACTATTGTACTTGGTTGAACAGTTATTGATTGATCATTTGTATTTAATAATGCCACAGTCGCACCTGTATTATAAGGAAATCCAGTAACTATTTCACCACTTAAACTATTTATATCTATTGGAGTTCCAGCAGTTATAGTGACAGAAGGTGGAAAACCTGTAAATGTAAGATTTATAGCAATAGCACTACCACCATTTGGTAAAAATTTACTACTTACATCTCTCATTGTTGTTTCGTACTCGTTTACATCTAGAGCACTTTTTTCAAACAACTGTATACACTTATAAGGATTATATTTAGCAACTGATATTTGATCTTCATTAGAATAATAGTTTGGTGAAGATGTTTGTGTTTGATTTGCTAATTCTATGTCTATTACTCTAGGTTGATTTCTATTATCTGTCCAAAATAAAAGTGTTTCTAAGACATTAATTGCTGTTATAGGAAATTGTGTAGAAAAATTTAGGAAATTACCAGTTACTAAAATAGTGGCTGCACTATTAGAAGGTGCTAGAGTATTATATGATACAACATAATGGTTAGATCCTACGCCTGTAGGAATATAGCTTGAAGTTGTATTATCTGTAAAATAAAAATAAATAGTACTATTTACTTCATCAGAAAAACTTCCAATACATTTTAATCCACTTACGTTTGTAATATTTTCAAAATCAAAAATTAATTCATTACCTAAAACATTTTGAATATTACCAACTTCTGCATCTTCTGATTTGTTTATAGCAATATTAAAAGCATCTCTATATTCTCCATTAGGAATAATACGAGCGTCCAAGTCTTTATTCATCTTGGACTTTAAAAAAGTATTTTGAACTTTAGCCATTAAATTTTAGTGTTTTATCCATTTAGATTTACCTCTCATAACTTGAACTATTTCATCTAGTTTAATGTTAGATAATCTTATTTTAGCGTTTCTAAGAGCTGCTCTTCTATCTTTTTTAAATCTAGCAACAATACCTTCAGATACGTTAGCTCTACCAGCTAATAAATTATATGAAATACTCATATACATTGCTTCTTCGGCTAGCTTAGGTATTCTTGTATCTAAATCATATGCTAATCCATCTGAAATATAATCTACAACTATTAATTTATCTCTTAAATTACTAGAAAAAGTAAACATACCATCTCTTTCGTTTATTCCAAACCAACCATTGACTTGTGATGTTTGTGGATCTAAACCATATAATCTTCCCCAGTTCCAAGGACCAGAACCATACCAGCCTTCAGCATATAATCCATATGCAAAATTATCATATAATTGATCAAAAGCTTGATTGTTTATTATTCTATCGTCTGCTTCTCTCCATCTTTTTTCAGTTATAGAAGTTCCTTCTATATTTTCACCAAAATTATCTTGCATTGGAACACCATCGCTATCTTGTAATAAATTATAGTATGGATTAGTAGTTAAATTATTGTTAGGATATAAAGGTCTTTTTACGCCTAAAGAATCTATGTAACAAAAAGAAACGTAGTTAACATAGTCTTGTGGTATTGGAAGAGATAAGCTAGAAGGTATAGTTAATTCTTGTGATTTAATACTTTTTAAAGTATCATAACTAAACTCTTGTAAAGATCTTTTAGCGAAAAAAACTACATCAGATTTTTTAGCAGATTGAATTATTTTTCCATCACCAACGTAACCTACCATGTAATTATTTACTATATCAGATAATTTTACATATTGATAAGACCCATAATTTTCTTCAACTGTATTACCATATGCTTTTTCAGCTTGAGTATTACCATATTTACCACCATCTAAAGTTTTTAATTGAACCACAACGTATGGAGTAGATGGCACGTTATCAAAAGGAGCGTTTACAAAAGAAATAATATTATTTGTAACTGTAAAATCAGCAAAATCTTCAGAAAAACTACCTGGCAATCCAGTTTGACTTGTGTAAATTTTAAAATTATTTAAAGCATATTTTATATTTGTATTATCATTAGACCCAAATATTAAATCAGTATCAAAAGTAGTCGTAAAATCCTTTTGACCAGTGGTAGCTACAAATATTTGAGTTCCTTGATAATATTGTTGATTTGTTTCTGTTACTAAACTCATGTTTTATTAAGATTTTTCGTTTACTGATGTTTTTTGAGCTTCTTGAGATGCTACTTCTATAATAGTTGGATCATTAATTACAACTCCAGCGTATTTTAAAATACCAATTATTAAATTATTTTGCTCAGATATATCAAGTGTAAAATTAAATGAAGTAGAAGGATTATATATATACTGACCAAGTCCACCTGTTTGAAAACCCCATCTAGGTGCAGCTGGAGATAATATACAGTTTATATTAAGAGTTTTTGGACGTGGAAAAACTTTTAATGAAACATCAGTTGTAGCTTGGGAATTATATTGATAACAAATAGGGAATTGTTGTGTTGGAGCTGTTAGTTTGGATCTAATTATTTTTTCATAATCTTTTTTACTAACTAATTGAGTAATTGAACTAACACTTGGACTTACTGATGCAGCAGGTGTTGTATTAGTAACATCTTCTGAATAAAAAGATATTATTTCTCCAAGTAAATATATAGGTTGTATTGAATATTCAGAATTTGCATAATACCAACAATCATATGTTGAATCATAAAAAAATTCTAAGTCTTGCTCAAAAGGATATAATTTATAGCTAAGGTTTTTAAATATATTAAAAAACTCAGTATCATTTTGAGTATTATTTTGATTTTGACGGTTTAATTGACTTCCGTCTGGAAAATATGATTGAAATATCTCTTCTTGTACTAATTCAGCTAAACTATTAAATTCGTCTGGTGGAATATAACCTCTTTGCTCTTTGTTTAAAACGTACAAGACGGTTTGATATACTGTATTTACATTTACCATTTTAATATTTTTTATTACTAAAAAGGCGGCCTAAACCGCCTTATATTAGTATCACTTGTTTTTATAGTTTTTTATCTATAGATTTATAGATCTCAACTCCTTCGTCTGTTTTTAAGAAAGCAGCAAAGGCTGAATATGGATTTTCATCAAAAGGCACATTCATTAATTTTCTACCTGTTGATCCCCAAGTAAATGTTCTTTGATCTTGAGATAAAGCAATTATTCCAGCTTCTTGAGCTCTAATAGCTGTATTTCTCAATTGAACATTGTCATCATTTGCTAAGTTAATAAATAAAACTGGATTATTTTTTGCGAATAAAAGTAAATCTCTTTTAAGTTCTTTAGAACTCATTGTATTAACTTTAGATCCTAGTTCTACTCTTAAAATAGCTTCTGCTTGATCTACATCCATACTTCTAGCAGCAGTCATCGCGTCTATTTGAAGATCTAAATCTTCTAATTCATCTTTAGCTTTTGCTACTGCACTAAATTCTTCATATATTCTATTTTTTAACGGATGATATAAAGAAAGTAGTTTTTGTAAGTTTTGTTTTGTTTTTGGAACTTTTAAAGTTCCATCTTGAAATATTATATGCCCAAGAGTCGCTTCACCTTTTTGTTCATCTACAAATGGTGAATCTTGGTTTGTAGCATATCTAATTTCTCTTTGCTTACCTGTTTTTTCATCAAAATAAAGCAACGCGTGCTTTTTAGTATGCTTTCCAGGTATTGTAAAAGTTAAAGGTGATTTATTACCTTTTAAATAATAAATTCTATCTTTAATTTCCCACGTATCTTTCGCAGGTTTTGGTGGTGTTTTTGTAACCACTTCTTGAGGTGCAACCTCAACAGTTTCTACTGCTTTAGCTTTTTTAGCCATAATATGATAAAATTAAATAGTTAATAAAAAACCCTAGGGTCACGCTCACTCTGTGACCCTAAGATTTAATTTAGGTATTAGATACCTTTGAATAATACAAAGTTGTTAGCAGCTTGAGTTACTAAACATCTTTCAGATAGGAAGTTAACTTCCATAGCATCAAGAGTTGAAGTAAATGCACCACCAGCAGAACCAGTTAACCAAGACTTCATACGTCTGTCGTCATTCTGAGAAGCTCTGTATCTTACATGTAAGAAAGGTCTACGGATATTAGTTCCTAAAACTTGATCGTAAACAGTTGATGTTCCAGCAGGTACTAATACACCTTCGATAGAATTAATTCCATCGATAGCGCCACGAGTTGAAGCATCGTTTAAGTATTTCCAATCAGTTTTGTAGAAATCATAAGAACCTCTTCTAAATCCTGAGAATCCAAGATTTAAAGCCATTTCTTCTGAATTTTCAAATAATCCAAATGCAGTACCTCCAGCAGCACCACCAGAAATTGAAGCTAACATATCATCAAAATCTAGAGCAGTTTGTCTTTGTAAGAAAAGCATGTTTTCTTCAATCGCACCCTGCGTATCTAAGTTTTTCAAAATACCGTCAAAGTCATCAATTCCAGCAGCAGCTGTAAATCCTACTTGTACATTACCTCTTTCTTCAATAGCAGCAAATAAACCTTGCGTACCTGGTAGTCTATCTTCTTGATAATCACCACCACCAGCATTAGTGTTTTTCTCACCTTCTACTAAAGCCATTTCTAAGTAATCTTCAAATCTTAATCTTGTTTCAGATTCAGCTTTTAAATACCATAAGTATCCAGAAGCACCATCTTCAGTTGCAACTTCTACCCAACCGATTTGAGCCATATCAGAACCATTAATTACATATTGGCTTTTGATAATAACTGGTGAGTTAGAATATTGCTTGAAAGAAGGATCAACTGAAACTCTTTCAGAATTAACACCTCCAGTGGTGCTAGTTAATGAAGTTCCTTTTTGGTAAGCAGAACCATAAACAAATAGTTTAAGATCAGCAGCAGCAGCACCAAATACACTTTGTAAAGTGGTACCAGTTGCAAATAAAGTAACAGTTAATACTGAACCAACACTGTCTATTACAATACCTTTTGCTTCTAAACCTGAACTTGGTTGCATAACAACTACAGTATCATTAATAGAAACTACATTGCTTATATCAGCAGAAGCAGCTGGGTTTACATCAATTTTTGTAGCAGCTGGTAAATCACAGTTTTCATATGCAATGTGTAATCTTGTTTGTTCAGACCAAATTACTTGATCAGATGTCATTGGCATTTCAGCGCCAACCATTCTTAAAAAGCCAGATAACGTTCTGTTTCCATAACGCTCTACTTCTTGTTCGTAAATTTCTGGTAAATATTGCTTTGCAAAAGTACCGCCACCAGCAGCACTATCAAATACTAAATAGTTACTTGATAATGTTTGTTGAACAGCACTAGGTACAATACTACCAAATTGTGGAGTTAAACTCATAATTTTAAGTTTTTATTAGTTAAATTTTTTAGTTTTAATTCTTAGTTTTGTAGAATCTGCACCAGAAATAGATTTAACTTTCATGCCCGCTATAAATACGTCTCCTTGAGTTGATCTCGCTTGAGTATCACTTAAGTTTTTTGACTTATTTACAACTTCTTTTACAGCGTCAGCTTTTCCTTGTTCATAAAAATGAGATGCAATTTTATCTACATTTTCAGCAGCATACATAGCTTTATGATAACCAGCTGTATCACTAACATTACCTTCTGTATCTAGGAACTTCCCGATTAGGTTATTAATGTTTGATTGGTTTTCAGCAACTTTATCACGATTAACAATATTATACTTAAATTTTTTATCCCCCACATTAATATCAAAACCTTTGAAATCGTTATTGAATAATTCTTTAGTTTTTTGTTTAAATAATTCGTGTTGTTTTTCAGCTACTTCTTGTTGCTTGTTATAGCGATTGAAAAAATCCATTGCTTTTTGTTGATCTTGAGTTACGCCGGGTCTCAACTTGATTTCCTCGTAATATTTACTCTTAAGATCTTCTAAATAGTTTTTGGCTTTTGCAACCTCTTCTTTTTTAGCGAGTTTTTTTCTTTTGACTTCTCGCTCTTCGTCAATATCGGTATCATAATCGAATTTTTCTTCCATTATGAAATTAATTTCTTCTAAATCTAAGTGTGGTTTAGATTTTTTATAATACTCTTTCAACAATGTAGTTTCATCTACATTTGTATAGTCAGCATTTAATCTGGTATAATCTTCTATAGTACCACCAGTTTCTTCCATGAAGCTCACAAGTTTTTCAATGTTTTCAGGTAATGGTTTACCTAAAACTTTTTCATCTCTTATAGCTTCTTTAACCTCAGCTTCAACTTCTTTGACTTCTTCTTCTGTTACTTCTTGGATCGGAGAAAACCCTTCAGTAGTCTCGTTGGACTCTTGTACAGGTTCTCCCACCTCTGTGCTATCTCCGGATGGTTCTTCCACAGATACCTCCTTTGTTTCTCCGATTTGAATGGCATCTTCTTTTTCTTCTTGTTTTGGAATTACTACTTTTTTAACCTCTGGCTCTAATTCAATCAAAGGTTCTTTTGGATTAACACTGACTTTAGTAATATTATCCTTAGTTTCGTTTAATTTTTTAGGTGTTTTCTTTTTAGTTTTTAACTTAAATTCACCTTCTTGCTTGACCTCAACGGCCGCTTGTTTTTCTGACATAATATAATATAATTAAATAATTAAATAAATCTATAAACCTGGTTCCATTGGTCCACCAGAACCTTCTAGTTCAAAGTTTATAGGATCGCTATCGTTTTTTCTTTGCGAAATCATTTTACTTTGTTGCGTACCTTCTATTTTTATACGCCTGTCTTTAGCTGCTTCTTTTGCAGAATTATTTTGAGATTGAGCTTGTGCTTGCATACGAGCTAACTCCATATCAAACTCATGTTGCATTTGCATTTTTTGCATATCAAGTTGAGCTTGATTATTCATTTTTTGTATTTCCATTTGTGTTCTAGCTTGTTCATATTGAACTTTAGAACCACTAATAGCTTCTTGTTTTTGAACCTCATTCATTGCTATTTTTTCATTAGCATCTGCTTGAGATTCTGCTTGAGCTCTAATATTAGCTTGAGCATTCTCTTGATCTTTAATAGCTTTTTGCTTACGCTTTACTTTAAGTAATTGATTAGCTAACTTAAGATTTTTTATTTGTCTTAAATCAATAGCATCTTCAAGATCAATACCATTTGACTGTATAGCAACTTGAATATTCTGCTCTAATTGAGCTTTTTCTTCATCATCTGGTTCTAATTCTAAGAATATACCAAAATCATGTAAATTAAGATTAACAACTTCTTTTAAAGTATTAACATTATAATTACTAATAGAATTAGTTAATGATTCAGCTGTTAATGGAAACTCTAAAGCATCAGCTATTTTTAAAGAAATATTTTCTGCAGTTCTAAGAGTTAAATAAGAACCAGCTTGCTTAATATGTCTTGTAGCAACATTAGATGCGCTAGCAGCCATTTTCTGTAATCCTACTAATGTGTTTTTATCAGGTGTGCTACCATCTCTAGCTTCATTAAGCCCGGTCACATCACGTATCATTTGTAAATAATATTGATATGTGTTTATAAGACTTTGTATTTTACTTTGACCAGAACTAGAATTTAATTCTTGAATTGGAACTTTACCAGGATTTATATCGCCATCTTGTGTAAGTGATCTACCAACAATAGAACCTGTTTGAAAATACATGTTTAATGCTTCAGCAGGATTATAATTAGTACCATTACCAAGATCAACTTCTGCAAGTCCGTCCATATCTAAATAAACACCATCTGGTACTATTCTAGACATTACTTGTTGCAACTTTAAATGAGTTAATTGAATCATATCAGCAAAACCAATTGTTTTACTAACTAAAGATTCTATTCTACCTTTATATATTCTAGGTGCACAAATAGAATAATTCATTTTAACTTTAGTCGTATCAGCATAAGGTCTAGACATGTTTTTTGCTAATTCCCACTTTAACATTGTATCAGTTCCTAATACTTTAGCTCCACTATATAAAACCTCTATAGATCTTGAAACTTTTTCAAATGTTTCATTTTCTGGTGGGTTAAATGTATCTGGTTTTTCAATAGCTTTTAATAAACCTTGATCTGTTTTTTTAATTTTAAAAGTTTGATTATGATATGTTTTATAATCAAAATATAAAACTTGTACAGTATTAGAATCATAATCACCCCAACCAGTAACATAAGATCTATTACCTGGCATATTTTGTATACGTTCTAATTCTTCATTAGATATATAAGGAAATTCTTTTTTAAGCTCAGGTATTGTTATAGCTTTTAATTCACCTACATAATATATATCTTCAAAGTTAGGATCTTCTGTATAAGAATAAACCATATAAGCAGGGTCAACGTAATCTATAGTTATACCGTTAGCAGTATTAAAATCTGTTTTAACAGCTGCAATACCTAAAACAGTAAGATCCATGTTTAATCTTCTTCTAATTAAATCATATTTGTTTTGAGCCATTACACTAGATAAAGCTTCTTCTTCTGCTATTTCTAATGATTGCTTATAACTTAATTGCATATGAAGTTCTAATTCTTCATCTGTTTCTGGTAAAAGATTTGGATCAGGTACTTGATATAAATCTATACCTAATGTATTTTTTAAATTATCTAAATATTCTTTAGATAACATGTCTTCATATATTTTAGAAGCGTACTCTGTTCTTTTCTTTACTGACTCAGGATCTTGTGCATAAGCTTTTATATCATAAGTTCTTTCTGATATACCATTTACAACTATATCTACAAATTTAGATAAAATAGGAACTGGTTTCCAGTCTAGATTTAAATAGCTTAAGTCACCATTTATAGACAGTTCATCTTTATATTTTTGAATAGACTGTTCTCCTCTAGCATATAATCTTAATTGGTGAAAATTATTCCAAGCTGTTAAATATCTATTACCACTTGTTCTACCTTGAGAAAACCACTCGTGTTCGATAGCTTGTGCTACCTGCTTACCGTATTCAATACTTGCTTTCTCAGCGTCACTAACTACTTGACTAGGGAAATCACTTCTGGTATTAGTATATATATTCATTAATTTAAAATTTTTGATAAAGTACCTTTGTTGTCGTATTTTTTAATACCTAAGTCAACTGGTTTTAATTCTTTTTTATTTATAGGTGTGTACCTGTGTTTATTACAAGCCATTAAAGCAAGTCCTGAGCTAATAGAAGCATCATGAGTTGTTCTATTGTTTATATTAAACTTAGACCAATCTTCTAGTGTACGTTGAAAATACATATCACCATAACCTGTTTCTTTTAAACCTACAAAATGTTCTATATAGGTTTCAATAGCTGATGCATGAGCTTGTTTAATATCTTCACTTGAATTAGGTATACCACCTATTTCTCTTTCTGTAACAGATAATTTGTTTCTTTTTTTATCTGGTCTATTCATAGCAAAACCTCTGTAACCTCTACGTTTAAAATAATAAAGTAGTCTTGGTTTATTGTTTTCTGCTAATATAGGCATGCCGTAAAATACACAAGCCATTAATACATCTTCAAAAAATATTTCAGCTGTTTGAGGTCTAGCTATATATTCTAAGAAAAAATGATTTGGTGGAACTTCTTCCATGCTAAACTTTGTTAAACCATGTAAAGATCCGTTAGAACCTCTTTTATCTACAGTTCCTGATATATCATATGGATCACATCCAAAAGCACCGCAATGCTCGTTAGCTGGATAATTAACTCCATTTTTTAAAAATCTTCTATTTTGAAGTTCTAATGGTGGAACCCAAGTTACAAAAAATCTACCATTTTTATTAGGTACAAATATTACTCTTGTATCTTGATTACCATTTTCCCATTGAAAACTTCCTTGTACTACACTTATAGAATTTTTTATATCTTCATTGTAATCTATTTGTTGATATATTTTTGTTAGATTAAACAATGATTGTTTAGATTCATCTCTAAACGCGTGCTTAGTTGTTCTTGGAAATTGTCTATAAAATTCATTTAAACCATCTTGGTCATCTTTTAAACCTTCTACTTCATTATTCCAATATTCTATTACGCCTAGTTTTATTTTTTCCCCATGCGGTCCCTCAGTATGTTTCTCTGGTGTGTCGAAGACAGGTAACCCATAAGAATCAATGTATCCTTCGTAGTTCCATTCCATAGGTATGAACAAAGAATATAATCCTGAGCGAGTCTGTCCATTGCTGTTCCTTTTTGTAACATCTGAGTCATCATAAAGTTTTTTAAAGTTTCTACCACCTTTGTCTAAAGAGTTTGATGTTGATCCCATCATACACTTTCCAATAACTCTACTACCTAATCTTAGTGTGGTTTTCGTAACCCTCCAGTTGTTGAGGATGTTGTTCGGCTTCTCCCACTTGCCCGATTCATCATGGACGAGGAGCTTGAGCTTCTCTCCATCGTAGGAGTTATCACCCGTGTTCTTCCAATCGATTGTGGTGTCGAGACCCTGTAATTCGTCCTGTAAGGTTTCGTCGTTGGTCGCCTTGAAAAAGAAGGGGTAATTAACCGATATGGGTACCACCTTATCTGTGAACATCTTCTTAGCATCAGGACCGGACTTTGATAATATACCATATCTAGAGTCAGAGGATATGGTTGCCAAGTTAACCACCTCTCCTGAGGCCATAAAGGAAAACCCAGAACGTCTGTTCTTAAGGTAGCACAATCCGTAAGACCGTACATCGGCCTTGCAAGCTTCCCAGAAAATGTAGAATAATCTATTCGACTCCCGAAAGTCTGGTGCCCCGACATCAATTTTACTCCACTGCAAGTACATGTAATGAGTACCAGTAATGTAAGTAGGAACGCTTTTGTTATAAAACCAAAAACCTTCTTCCCTACGGTTAAACTCATTATCGATGTAATCATACCACTTATCTTTAAAATCTTGTGGATATTGTCTCCAATCAAATGTAGATTTAATTCTACTTAATGCTTTTGGATATTCAAATTGATTCCACTTGTTATTATTAAACTTATGTACGTTTTCTTCTTCTGGTAAAGCTATTTTAAGATTTTGTATTTCATATATCTCACCTATTTTACCAGTTCTACTTATAACTACAATATCATGTTCTTCGTTATAACCGTACTCCCATTTTTTATACCTATTCATTTAAGAACTTTAGGTTTAATATGGTCTTTTAATATTTTATATAAATCTTGTTGATACATTACTTAGATCTTCCTTCTGCAAAGCCTTTAAAAGTGTTTTGCTTTTTAACTTCTTTTGGTTTATCTTCTAACATATCTTGCTCTTCCTGTATTCTATTTAATATTTCGAAAGCATCAAATATTGCTAATTTTTTTGTTGCTGCTGCATTTTTTAATCTATCAGCAGATATATCGTCGTCTGAATCTACAATAGGTTCTTTAGCTACCTTAATTAATTCTTCAACTGCTACTCGCCCAGCTTGGATTATATTCTTCTTCGTTTCCTTGGTACTCATACTTAATTACAATATCATTTGATTTCATACAATATAGTCGTTTATTATCGACTAAAAATTCCCATTCACTGTTAGGTGTAAAACCAATAAGATCACCTGGGTTAATATTAAGCGCTTCTAAGAACTTATTACCATATTTAAGTATACCAATAAGGTTTGCTTCTTTATCAAGCGTTAAATCTTCAGTATTTTTTATAGGTGTTACAAAGCATCTGTCATTTATAGTGT